TTTTTTTTTTTTTTTTTTTTTTTTTTTTTTTTTTTTTTGAAGTTACAGAATAATCTCATCTTTCACTCGCTACGCTCGTTCAAGATGAGATTGTGCTCTTAAAATCATTCTTTCACTCGCTACGCTCGTTCAAGAATGATTTCATCAGCACCTCTTTGAAGATTCCTCACCTAATTATAAAATTACAGAAGAGGTTTAAAAAGTAACCCCCCCCCTACCCCCCCCTGGGAATTTTTGGGTTTCCCCTCCCCCCCTCAAAAAAATTTCTGGACGAAAATCCTTTTCCTCGGAATTGAAAACTCCTCCTGTGAAACCACTATTCCATTCCCATTTGAAAACCTACATTTTTTCCCTTTGAAAACCTCCTCGGATTGACATTCATTTTTCAGACTCAAAGGCCTCCAAAATAGCCATTTTTCACTATAGTGTTTTTTCTGGGATTTCTGGTCCAAAATCACGTTCATTTTCTCACAAGAAATTGCCACCTCAAACAAACCTATTTTGAGGTAGATTCCCTACTCTTTTCCAAGAAACTAAAAATACCCTCCAAAAAGAATGGAATTTCTCACTAATTTTCAAAATCGTTTTTAAGGCACTAAATTTGGCCGTAGAATGCGATTGTTTCCTTTCTGGTACAATTTGTCATCCAGACCATTAAAACGCATTCTAGAAGCTTCTATGAGGTTTTTTATTTAAGAAACTACTTAAAAGCAATTCAAAGATGAAGAATGAGGTAATAAGAGTGGTTACTCATTCTTAAAATCGTTTTAAGCCGCTAAATTTGGCCGTAGGGTGGAATCAATTCATTTGTAGTAGGAAACATTTCAAAGGATTTAGTGGCATTCTAGAGGCTTTTATGAGGTTTTTTTTAAGGGTATGTTCTATGAACAAAGGATTTTTTAAAGAGATTCCGTTTTTCATTGGAACGAATGAAATGTTAAGGGAAATCCAAGAGAGATTCTTATTGAAAGAATTTTAAGCCACATTCTTTCCAAAAGGCTTTTTACCTACAAAATATGATTTCATAGGCAATTCTCATGATTTAAAGGTGAATTTCACTCTTTTTTATCATAAACCGAGAAGCTTTTCATCGGTTGTAATGTAAACACTAGCTTGTAATGGAGGGGGTTAAAAACAAAATATGTTGCAAGGGAAATCGAATTTGAAATCTGAATGGTGGTAGGTGAATTGTAAAACTCAACGGAGAGATCAAATTGTATGGCATTGGTTATCTCCTCATAAGTATCAACATTCAATACCCCCTGATAGCTATATTTGGTTACACTAACGTCCTCATACATCAAGGAGAGGAATTTTTCAAATAGGGTATTATACCTCCTTCCATCATATAAGCTGTAATATGTATGAACGAAACCAGGATAAGGAGGAGGTACATTTTTCCGTATCAATTGAAAATATTTTAATCATCTCAGGTAGTTTTAATTCAGGTGGAATATCTTTTTGAGAGGCATCTTATCTTTTTGTTGCTCCATAAGCCCCTTATATCCTCTTTGAAGTTCAATATCCTAAAAACATTCCATCTCTATAATCAAGATATTCCAAAAATACCATCATCCATATAGAAATTTAATCTCCAGAAAGAATAAAGGATATTTTAAAAATATTTTTTCTGAAGATATCTTCATCTGTTTTAAGGAGAGATACTATTTTCTAAACCACATAAGGAAGTCATAGTATCAAAAAGAATAAAATCCTCTATAATCCATTTTAAATAGGTCTAGAGTGATGTTTAACAATTTCTAGTACTATCTATCATATATCCTTAAAAATCCACTCTATGAGCTTCTAAATGAATTAAATGCTTCATTATCTAAATCTAATTCATTCTAATTTACCATTAACTGAATTTTAGACACAACTGTCCTGTTTGGTCTTCACCTATGAATGAAAAGAGAGAAGTAGGACCTGAGGGTGGTGCCAAAAAATCTTTTCATTCATAAGAAAGCTTTAGATTACATCAATTAGAATTAAATGATTTTCGGTCAATGGTTTTATGTGTCTCTTAATGAACTCAATTCCATTTTATTATGATCTTATCTGTAAACACAAATAATCACATCAAGAATAATCAATTCTTAATGTGATGTTATTAACGTTAGATATAAAAAATTAAAGGTTCCTCAACAATTAATCTTCATATCTGATTTCATAAAGCATTACGGTCAACATTGGTATTTATAAAGAAAATTTATTTTAATGTCAACATAAATCTAATTTTTTACGTTTAATCTGGTTTATTCATCTAATAAGTTGTTTTCATTACGTTTTATTTCAATAGATATTTTAAAGAAATAATAACGGCATCATAAAGAGTAAATTGGAGCGAGCAAAGCGAGTGAGAATTTACTCTTAAGATGCCCTTGCGAGCGAAGCGAAGCAAGTATTAAATTTCAAATGTTTAATTGGTTCTGATCTATATAACTTATTGATTTCATTATTTAATTTTATCGTTTTGACGTGATTTTTGATTTTTTGGGGTTAAATTTTCATTTCTATTAGATTCCTTTTGACGTTATTCTTTAACTTATTGATTTCATTATTTAATTTTATTGTTTAAGATTTATTTTTTGAAAATGATTATTCAATGTCATTTTGGATACAGAATTTTAAATTTCATCTCTGTAGCTTCTAATACAGATTTTCGTCTCATTATATTATAGAGTTTTCGTTTGATTCTTTAGTCTTTTCAACCAATGTTTTTGGTTTATGTTATTGATTTCATTATAAAATTTATCTTTATGAACCATTTAGAAATAAATCGATATTCTTTCCATGGGTCATTAAAAATCTTCATATGGATTTTTGGACAGGGGTACCTTAAATTGTTGGGGTTTCGATGAAAGCTTTTGGGTTTTTAAAGTTTTTTCACTAGAATCAAATAAGGGTTTAGATGATATGTCTTCTTGATTTTTGATAGGGATTTTGTCTCTTTGAATTTCAATAGGGAAAGCTCATCTATTTGTTTTCATTAAGATTTTTGGATAAAGGTTCTTATAATCTGTTTCAAACCCATGACCCTATCTTAAATTGGGGTTTAGAATGTTCATATCCCAATAACCTACACAATGATGTAAATTTCATTTAAGAGTTTTAGGATTTTGTATCTCATATTCACTATGTCATCTTCAAACCATGAATTTTAAATTTTATGATATCCATACATGGTTTAGAGGGATTTAATCCATTATCTATATGATTTCATTATCTTTTATTATGAAATAGGTTTTGGAATATTCATTATAAATCCTCTATGTTGGTTAACATTCCCTCAATAATCTGTTGCTCTATTTTGAGTTTTTAAGAGATTGACTCTATATCCAGTAAATTCGTCTAAAATGTCTGGATTTTCAGTGTTTTCTAGGCAAATTCACTCTGGAACCGAATTTTGATTTATGGAGAACCAACAATCCTATGAGATAATGAATTTTAGGTCAATTCACATCTTAGATGGGTTATGAGTAGTGAAAATCGGTTAAAAGTCTGGAATTTCATTGTTTTTAGGCAATTTCACCAGAAAAATCCATGAAGCAACCAATATACCACCAGAACAAGGGAAAATATACCCTTTTATTGAAAAAAGTTGTCCAGAACCATATTGGCCTATAATAAAGGGATTTCTCACTTAAAAAAAGAATCCTCATCCCTCATAAACCACCCCAAAAATTCAGATCCTCATCATCTGAATACTAAAAATTTCTCTCTTAGGACCATATGGACGTGAAAAATTATCCTCATCCCATCATAAAAAATGAAATAAGGTAGACTAAACCACCACCGAAATTCAAAATTTCAGCGTAAGAATCTTAAAATAAAGTGATTGAGTGCGTATAAAATACCGGAGGATGGATACTTCATACTAAAGAAAATTATTCGTTGACCGTAACCCCTTACAAAATATTGCCATGAACCAAATAAAAATTCAGCCAATGACAATGCCGTTAATAACACCATCATAATCAAATGAATCTTTTTACGCAGGAATTTGAGGGGAGAAACTTCACAAAGAATAATTTTTAACGAACCGACAGAAATCAGCTAATCAGAAATCTCTTCATAAAGAACCTCAAACTCCATTGGAAACCCAAACAAAGTTTAAAATTCCAAGGCCAAAATAACAATCCATTCGTTATCCCAACCACATAAAAAGACTGATTGAAAGATCCTAAAGGCAGGGTGCTCGCCTAAACTCACAGTTACCTAAACTCTCTAACAACCAAATTGGCCTAATCTTCTAGCGTTAAATGTCCCAGAATTAACCAGAACAGGGAAAGAGGTTGTGCGAGTAGTGCCTTTTACAGCACGGGAACTGATCTAGACCCCTCATGCTTTCCACACAACTATTGATTTTGTATCCCTTAATAATCTCAATCCTTAATTAGCAAAAAGAATCTCAAAAATAAATTAACACCAGAGATTTAAAGATCAGTTAGACCCTTAAAACCAATTCTAATTAACGTAATCCTGCCATCGTTTAACTAACCATATCCGTATCGTGGACCAGACGCTTACACCTCGAATATATTTCAATTTTCATTGTCTGTTTTAACTCTAAACCACTAACTCTTCGCTAATGTTGACAATCAAAAACAAGTAACCCTGCTTCTGAAAGCGAACCACCTTTTGAGTGATCCGATGCTTATCATCATCACAGACAACCCTGACCCTCTTCATCTCCATTGATTGAACCCCTTAATAAGAGAAACAACCAAAAATTGAGACTCAAAGAAATATTGACCATTAAGAAATTCTATTTTACTAAAATAACCCATAATCAATATAATCAGTCGCCTATTCGTTGGCTGTATCTGGAAATACATCCAAATACATGAAATTACATTAGTTCTCACCAACGTAATCCAAAATATATTACAAAAATACACTTTGGATTACGTTGGTTAGGTATCCCGCCGACCAGCTTATATGAAGACCTGTAGTCCGCGCGGAGGGCCAAACAATCGGTTTCCCGATAAAAAAACCCCGATGACATTTCAGTATTCTTTGAAACATTCGCGAATCAAAAGGAACTGATCACTCAAACCTGATACCGAGCACGATATACCATGTAGATTGCATGATATTCGCTTTGCTTTTAACCCTCAAGTACTAACAACTAGCCTTACCTCACGATAAGATTCGTCTCCTTGATTAAAGGCGAGATTGTAAGAAAATCTCGAATAACAATCCCACAATTGATTTTCAAACAAAAAGCTTAAATTTCAATTGCTTAATGAGATTAATTATTTCATCCTAACATAGTGTACCTAAACACCAAACTTTTAGAATCAATAATTAATACATTACTGTACCAATTTACTGATAAAAATAATCATCGTCCTTATTGATGATTAATTCCATCAGTATTCCCCTTTACCTAATATATTAAACTGGAGGGAATTTTTGCAGGAATTCCCTCCAGAGTTTGGTTGTTTAAGGTGGTTAAAAAAAGCTTTCACTTTTTCTTAAACAACCTATGTTAGGATGACCTAGGGATACGATAATAGGTCGGTCACTCTATTAAAGTTTGTGAGAGAAGTTTAATCCGCTAAAATCAAACTTCAGTTATCAATATACCTCTTTCCACTTCCACGCGAGTACCAAAGGATTTTTAAAAGGAAGCTACCCCTTCCCTTTGGTAAACCGATCTGAAGCTTCGTTTATAAACTATCAGGTTTCCCTTGATAGTGAGTCCGCTTGCTGCCATCACAATTTTATTCTAAACTTATTTATATTCAAAAGTCAAGTACTTTTTTAAAAATCAATAAAAATTTTAGAAATCGTTACAGAATTGATAAATATCAAGTCATTTTTACTCTATAGATATAAACTATGTCTATTGGATAGTGATTTGGATATAAAAATCTTCTTAAATAAATAAGGAAAGTGCACTAGAGTTTTCTTCGGAGTCAAATAAATGACATTTAATATTAATGAGATCAGATCTTCCTTAGTTCATGGTGGCTGGAGACCCTCACATTTTCAGGTTATCATCAATAACCCATTTGACACTTCAGCGGATCAAAAAATCCCCTTTATGTGTCGAGCCGCACAGATTCCTTCTGGAAACGTTGGATCAATCCCTGTATATTATTTTGGAAGAGCAATAAACGTACCTGGAGATCGTACCATTGAGCAATGGACAGTTACGGTTATTAATGACGAAGATTTCAAAATTCGTAACACCATGGAGGCATGGCAGGGAAAATTAAATTCCATGCAGGGAAACATCGCATCAACAAATATTGTCAATGAGATGAAATCTGAAGGTAATATCACCGCGTATGGTAAAGATGGAAGAATCTTGAGACAATACACTGTATCTGGACTTTTTCCTATCAATGTGTCTGCCATGGAGGGAGATTGGTCTGCGGTGGATACGATTTCTGAATTTCAGGTGACATTTGCTATGGATGATTTTAGAGTCTCATCAGGTGTTACCGGTATTGGTGCAGAATTATAATGATTTTCGATAAATTATTTGGATTTTCAATAAAAAATAAAAATTCAGAAGAAGATTCTGATAGCTCCTCCCAGACACCATCAATTTCTAAAGACCAGATTGATGGCTCACAGGTTATCGTTGATAATGCTATTGTAACTGGGAACTCTATTGGATGGGGAGTATCATTTGATCCGAATACAACAAATGCCAATCAACATCAATTAATCTCAAAATATAGGGAGATATCTCTTATCCCTGAAGTTGAGAAGGCGATTGATATTTTGGTATGTGAGGCGATCAATAACCAATCTGAATCTATTGTATCAGTTAGTCTTGATAAGATAGATATTTCGGATAAACTCAAGGATATTATCAAGGAAGAGTTTGATTATATTTTAAATCTTCTAGATTTTAATAATCTTGCCTATGATATCTTCAAGAGATGGTATATTGATGGAAGGATTTTTTATCAGGTCATCATTGATAAAAATGATTTTAAGACTATTGGGATTAAGAGATTGATTTATCTTGATCCAAGAAAGGTTAAAAAACTAAAAATAGCTAACAAGAAAAAAGATCCCACGACAGGGGTGGAACTTTATGATTTTAAGCAGTCATATTTTGTTTATTCTGAAGATGGGTTTCAGAATGATACAAGTGGAGTCTCTTCGTCTAGTTCTGGGCAAACTTTAAAAATCGCTGAAGATGCAATTGTCACTGCTGATTCTGGATTATTAGATCCAACAAATACTATTATTCTATCGTATCTTCATAAGGCAATTAGACCAGTAAATCAGTTAAAATCCTTAGAGGATGCAACAATGATTTACAGGATATCAAGAGCACCGGAGAGAAGAGTATTTTATATTGATGTCGGTGAACTATCTCCTTCAAAGGCAGAACAAGTTCTCAAAAAACAAATGGAACAATATAAATCCAAACTGGTTTATGACCCTCATTCTGGAACGGTAAAATCTGATCCAAAACAATTGACGATGATTGAGGATTACTGGCTGCCAAGGAGTTCAAATGGAAGAGCAACAGAGATAACTACACTTCCTGCTGGACAGTTAGGTGGAGACCTTAGTGAACTAACCTATTTTATCAATAAGCTTTATAATAGTCTCAATGTTCCCATTACAAGATTACAACCAGAAAATGGTTTCACACTTGGAAAATCGACAGAGATAACCAGAGATGAGATCATCTTGACGAAATTCGTCAATAGGTTACAAAAGAGGTTTAGTTCTTTATTTCTTCAGCTTCTAAAAAGACAATTAACCTTAAAAAATATCATTGACCATCAAGAATTTTCTGAAATTCAGAATAAGATTATTTTTAAGTTTGATGTTGATAATCATTTTAACGAATTGGTCGAGGCTGAAATAAGAGATGTGCGACTTTCTCAATTGGAGAGAGTTAATCAATTCAGGGGGGATTTCTTCTCTAAAGAGTATATCTATAAGAACATTCTCAAGTTAAACGACCAGGATATTGAACATTTGGAAGCCCAAATTAAAGAAGAAGGTCATAATAATACAACAGTCCCTAATATTGAGGAATAAAACTGAACAATGATAAATAATAAAAATTTCTTAGGAGGTCAGGATGTCTGATTACTTTAAATTTATCACTGAAGACTTTAGATGTCCTGAGTTTTTAATTAGTGAAGAAAATAGTGTTAGAAAGGGGTTTCCTAGATTATTAGACTTTATGATTTCAAAGGATGGTGCGGCTGCTAGTGGTTATGGGACTTATGGTGCTGCTATGGGGGCAGGTATAACTGCTCTTTCTGGTGGAAATATTCCCCTTGGTGCCGCTGTTGGTGGTGCAACCGGATATCTTGGTAGTATAATTAAAAGTAGGGGTAAAGTTGAGAAGAGGGGGAGACCTAAGGGAACGACAAAGGACAAACTCGAGACGAAAAAAGAAAAAGAGGAAGAGGATCCTTTTAATAATTTGATTTTGAATTACAAACAATTCAAGGCCATAGAGAAATCTAGAAATCTCATATATCCTAGTCATGACCAAAAAAATATTTCTGACGTTCAAGATAAGATTCCCATACAACCAAAACGAGCATCTAGAATTTCTTCTTTTCTCGATAAGAGAAAAATAGCAAAGGAGTTAGAAAAAGAGGAACTTTTACAACAGGTTAATCATTTTATTCTTTTAAGAAATCCTAACGCTGTAACTCTTGATAAAAATACACCTTTAAAGACATTAAGACAAATGATGATTGACATTGAGGTGGAGAGGGCAAAAAGCTCTAGATTTATTAACACCCAGCCAGTCCTTCATAAAAAAATTGATATCACTGATAGAAATAGAGAAATATTTTCCACTGGAAGTCAGGAGACAGATAAAAAACCGTTCACTATGAATAATTATTATCGTTTTACTGGTAAACCTACGGCTTCTATGGGAACCTTTAAAATCAATGGTTTACCAGATAATAAGATTAGTATTAAAACCCCACCTAAACCTACCCCTAAACCTAAACCTACCCCTAAACCTAAACCTACACCTAAACCTACACCTAAACCTAAACCTATGATTAAAAAGAAAACCCCTAAGGAGAAATTAAATGGTTGAAGAAATCTTAACACATGCAGAAAATAAAAATTTTCTTCAATTTTCAAAACTGGCTAATCAGATAATATCTGAAAGAATCAACATGGTTGTGGAGAGCATTAAGCCTCATATTGTTGCAGAAAGTCTTGGTTTGGTGTTGAATGAAGAAGATGTTTCTCTTGAAGATTAAAGATAGGAATCTTAAAGATGTCAATTGATTTATTTGTCAATGATGATGATAGGAGTCTTCCTCCTAGTAACTACAATAACAAGAAGCTAGCATTGAATTTTGGGAACAGAATTGATTTCAACGATTTTAAATCTGATCCTAAAAATTACAAAAATCATCATGGAAAAAGTTTCGATCATGAAGTTGATACATTGAATCCAGTCTATGAGTTAGAGGATCAAGTACTTGAACGTATTTCTGATATTCTGAGGATATTTGATGATCCACATTTTTTTGCTTCAGAAGAAACACTCATTATTGTTAAAGGGCATCTTAACAAAATTGTTTCTTTGCTTTCTTCACATGGTATTAATGAGGCTAAGGATATTAAAATCAAAAATACCCTATCATTTAAAGAGGGTGTTTTAAAACTTCAGGATGGTACAAGGGTCAAAATTGATAAATCAACAAGAGATCGTTTAAATAATGTTCTCAAGGGAACAAAATATCCTGAAAAACTTTTTGCTACTATAACGAAGAATAAAAAAGAGTTTGATGCCTTTAATGAATACAGTTTAACTATGTTAGATGAAAGCTACATAGACAAGGATTTATTCGACTACATCAAAGATGCTGGAAAAGTTGGAGGTGTTGTTGGAAAATTTCTTGGTGGTGCTACTGGAATATCTGTTGGAATTCCATATGGCCTCACAAAGACTGCAATTAAAGCCTATGATAAAAGGTTTCAACGAAAAAACAACAGTTATGGTGGCATCAATGAGGCAGAATACAGTGACAATATTGTGAAAAAATTTATTGAAAAAAAAAAATAAAGTTACTTAGTTAAGATGGATTGAAGGAAATAACAATGAAATTACTCATAGAGCAGATTCATGAATATGATGTTTTATATGAGGCGGTTAATGATAAAAAACACCTGGTATTAGAGGGTGTGTTCCTTCAATCAAACATTAAAAATAAAAATGGAAGAATATATCCTCCTGATGTTATGGCTAATGAAGTTGCTAGATACACAAAAGAAAAAATTAATAAACGAAATAGCTTTGGTGAGTTAGATCATCCTCCTACTCCACAGGTAAATTTAAAAAATGTCTCTCATCTGGTCACAAGTCTTAAAAGAGATGGGGACAATTATATTGGTCGAGCAAGAATTTTAGAGACACCACAGGGTTTAACGGTCAAAGCTTTAATTGAAGGTGGGGGGCAGTTGGCTGTATCTTCTAGAGGTGTTGGTAGTATACGAAACACTGGTGGTGTCATGGAGGTGCAATCAGACTTTAGATTATCCACCTGCGCAGATATTGTTTCTGATCCCTCGGCTCCACAGGCTTATGTAAATGCAATCATGGAATCTTCAGAGTGGGTTTTCGACCAAGCAAAAAATCAATGGGTTGCCCAGAGTGTTCTTGATGAAATTCATAATTCCAAACCTTCACAGATTGATGAAGAACAGGCACTAGAATTATTTAAGAAGTGGTTATCCTCCTTCTAAAAAACTTTTTTATCTAGACCTCGTAAATTTTTTAAGCTACTATGAGATTTTCATACTAGCTTTTTTGACGATGGAATAGGCATGACCACAATTGAGGAAATAGTGCCCAGTGAGGCCGAAAAGAAAAAAATTGAATCTTCTAGGGCTGAATCTAGGAAATTAGGGAGTGAAATAGAGGACGACTTAAAAATAATCGAGAGAGAGTGGAGTAAGGACTGCATCGTTGATAAATCCGATTTAGGTTCTCAATCTTTAAAGACTGCCCAACTTCACGCCAAATATTATTCATATCTTAATGTGTTCCGAAAAGAGCTTTCAGCCTTAAATGCTAAGAGGAAAAGATTCTTGCTCTTAAAAACTGATTATTACAGCAACCAAATCTCCCATGAGGAACTGAAAAAGTTTAAATGGAGGCCTAATAGTAGGAAAATCTTAAAGACAGATTTACCTATGTGGCTTGATGCTGATGAGGATATGATATATCTTAATCTTCAAATCAACATGGTTTCGGATATAGTGACTTTCCTTGAGGATATAATTAAAGTCATCAACAATCGTAGTTTCATGATTAAGAATGCAATTGACTATACTAAATTTATGAATGGTGTTAATTGATGATTACCTTTGAGCAAGAAGATTTTAACTACGTTTATTTTCACGGGGACCCTCAATTACCGAGAATCCTTAAAAACCGATACAGTTTCTATGCCAACGGTTACAAATTTCATCCCCTTTACAAAACAGGTGTATGGAATGGAAAACTCTCTTTGGTTGATCTAGAGAAATCTAGATTACCTGCTGGCATCCTTTATGATGTGATTGATTTTCTTGATGAAAGTAAAATTAAATTTAATCTCAAAACATACGATAATGAGTATTGGGGCAATATCAACGATGAGGATGTCAAAAGAATTTATTCTGACTCTAAGTCTCCATTTGAACCTTTTGAATCTCAAATTTCTGCGGTTATCCATAGTCTGAAGACCAAGAGAAATATTGTCATTGCTCCTACATCAAATGGAAAATCATATATTATCCATGGGATTCTCTATCATCATTTCATGAAAAAGAGAAAGACTCTCCTTATTGTTCATTCAACACAGCTAGTGAAGCAGCTTGCTGAAAACTTCACTGCCGAGTATAATTGCCCTTATAAGGTTGCCACGATTTACGATAAGGACCTTAATCTTAAAAAAGTTGATGTCCTAATCACCACATGGCAGTCAATTTACAAGAACAAGGATTCTTTTTTTAAATCTTTTAATTGTATGATTATTGATGAGCTTCATAGAGCTACTGCTAAAAGTTTTAAGGATATTGTAAAAAAATCTGATGATGTAGAGTTTAGACATGGTTTCACTGCGACTCTATCTAATGGCAGTAAACTTAATGAGTTAACTTTGATTGGGATGTTCGGCAAGCCTTTGAAAACAACAACACTCCAGAAACAGATAGAACAAGGACTCTCATCTGATGTCAATGTTTTTATATTTGATCTAAAATATTCAGATTCTGATGTGAAGAGGCTAATTCGTATCAAGGATATTGCTATAGATGATGCTAAAGGTTCTGGACAAAACAACGGAGCAATAGCCTTTCGTGCTGAAGAGGATTTTGTCGAGACTCACCATTCAAGGCAGGATAAGATTATTGACGCTGTTCTCTCCTTAAAAGGAAACAACCTTGTTGCCTTTAAACATAGGGAACATGGAAAGCTTTTGGCTATGCTTTTAAAGAAGAAGACAGATAGGAAAGTTTTTTTCATTGATGGTTCGGTTAATAAGAATTTGAGGTTTGAGTATCAAAAGGAAATTTCAAATTCTGAAAACAGCATTGTTGTCGCCTCATTAGGGACATTTTCCACAGGGATAAATATCCCAAACCTTAATAATCTCTTTATCACCTCGACCCTTAAATCCCAGATAACAATTCCACAGCTTATTGGTAGGATGGTTAGGGTTACGGAGAACAAAAATAAAATCAATGTCATTGATTTCTTTGATGATTTAGGGAATAATATCCTTAAAAACCACTGTAGTGTGCGGTTAGAGCATTATATTAAGAATCAATTCAAGATTAAAAGGAAGGTCATTAGCTTATGATGTCATAAGTGGTGTATTCAAATGTGGTTGTGCAGATTATATTTGGCGTCTGGTCTATCTGGATGTCAATTATAATGTCTGTTAAATCAATTGGGAACACATCAATGAATTTGAATTTGTGCTTAACGTTATATTTGTTATTGGGGATTAAGAGGATTGCATCGGATTTTTTTGACTGGAAAATTTTATTGGCGTCAATTCCACTTTCCTGATATTCCTCAAAATTGTTAGGATGTGCATAACCATATATCCAATCCTTGATTTCCTTCCAGTTGTTGAGGTGTTCATCAACAATAAAATTGACAATCAGAGGCTGAAACTGGATTTTGTCACCAGGGACTTTTACATCCGTAAATGGAGAAGGTTGTCTCCAAGCATTTGAGGAAACCCCTGGAAGAGCAGCGGAGGTGCAGAAGTAATTTACGTTTGGGAGTCTATCAATGACCAATTCAATTGATTTCGATTCAAGTTGGTTGTAGGTTGTGATTTTTTGGCTATGATTACTTTTGGACATTTTACTCAACCAATTCGTTTCTGCTTTCATTTATTTATGGCGATTTTTAAAGGAATTCAAAATTATGACAAAAGGAAAATCTAAGGAGGAGATTTTAAAGGAGATTTATAGGAGGGGTAGAAGAAGCGGAGACTTCCTTTCTGCTATCGTTGAAATTTTCAAGGAAAATGAGATTGATTTTGAGGATGGTTCAAAGGTCATTAAAAACGACAAAGACCTCATGAAGATTTTAGAGAGGGATTCTATCAAGAATAGATTATTAAAGCAATGAACGAATATGAGGTATATTGCTTTTATAGTGCCTTGCGCTTACATTTCACTAAAGAAGATTATGATTTTTTTGAAAATAAGGGTAGGATAAGAAGAAGGACTCCAGAAGGTTATCTGAAAAAAACCAAGGATCCAGAACGTTTAAGATTCAAAAAAATAGCGGAATTGGCACAACCAAGGTTATTTCTGGTTGGTAACTTTCTTTTTAATTCTAGCACCTTTATTGGCGATTTCACCAGCGAACATTACTTGAGTTTCAAAAAATATCGGATGAATGGGGAATATATTTTTAAGGAACATCTGAAATGTCTCAAAGGCAGCTTTAAGAAAAACATTTCAGGGGAGATTCCTAAGGTGGTTTCCCTTTATCTAGATGAGGAAATCGACCTTTTTTTTATTTCTGTGATTCATCATATCACAGGGTTTCTTAATGCACATAAGGAAAGCTTCTTTATTGGCGATCTTTCAAAGAAGATAATAAAAAAGACTGGGTTTATGAAAGTGGATGTTGACACATACAGGAGGTTCGTTATAGAACATTTTAGTGGACGATAGTTAAAAAACAGGATTGTGGAAAGGATAATAAATCATGGAAGATAACGAACGCGTAATTGAGGACCATATTTTGGACGTTACCCTAGGACGTGATATTCAGGTAACTGCCATCAACAAACCAGGGCATGGCGGAGCAAACCATGTTTACAATATTAAGTATAATGACGATGTACCAGCCACCATAATACCTTTTCAGGATGGTCCTGTAGGTGAGGTCGGAACAAATGGTGTAACTGAAACAGCACTGCTTGCCATTGTCATTGACCGTCTTCGCAGCTTTCAAAATGGGGAGTATCGATCCAGAGAGAATGCTTGCGCCATAACTCATATTGAAGAGGCTTTAATGTGGCTTCATCGCCGTACGACCCTTCGGCAACGTAGAGGTGTAGAGGGCACAAGCCAAACATAAAAAGAAAAGAAAAACTTAAATGAAAGGATTTTTTAACGTTTAAAAGAAAAGAAAAGAAAAGAAAAGAAAAGAAAAGAAAAGAAAAGAAAAGAAAAGAAAAGAAAAGAAAAGAAAAGAAAAGAAAGGTTTTAAAAAATGTCATATGCAAGTTTTAGAAATGATGTAAACAATATTTCATCTCTTCAAGATAAAATTAAAAATCTCAATCAAAACTACAAAAAAGAAACTTTTACAGACGATACATATTGGACATATAAGCATCTTTTTATTAAGGATTCTGCGAATGAGGCCATCATAAGGTTTCTTCCTCCCCCTCCTTCTAAAGACGGTAGCCCAGAACCTGATGCCTTTGTTCGTTTTTTCAGCTACTCATACTGGAATAACGTTAAGAAAGAATATTACAAAGAGCGTGGACGTAATTCTCTAGGTGAGAATGAGAGAGATCCTGCTAATGAATATAATATGTCAATCTTCAATAGGGAAGACCTCACTAAAGACGAACAGAAGAAGCTTCTGATTCCAAGATCCACAAATTATGTGGCTAACATCTATGTGGTTAAGGATAAAATCAAGCCAGAAAATGAAGGAAAGGTTTTCCGTTTCCTTTTTGGTCCACAGATTTTTGAAAAAATCAGTGAGCAGATTTTCCCTAATTTTGAGGATGTTGAACCTACTCCAATTTTCGATCCGGTTTTAGGAGCAGATTTTCATCTTAGGGTTACGACAAAGACAGTTGGTTCTAATTCCTTCCCAACCTATGAGAAATCCGTCTTCAGTGAACCTAAGCAAAGATGGTCTCTAGATGAGTTTGATAAAATCTGGAAGCAGCAATATTCTCTTCAGTCAGAAATCGCTCCTGATAAGTTTAAAACTTACGATGAGCTTAAAGCTAGGCTAACAAAGGTAATGTCAAAATCATTCCTTACGGAAGAGGATTCCGAATTGGTTGACCATGAGTATGGGAATAAAACAGAGCCTACTACAAAGACCAAAGACGCTTCTGAATCAGATATTGATTTTAATGATGATGATCCGCCCTTTGAGTTTGAAGATACTAAAAAGACGCAGGAAACATCAAAAACTTCATCTTCTTCTGAGGAAGACGATTGGTTCGAGTCTCTCTAATTGATTTATTCAGTGAGGTTACCTTTCAAATTAGGTAACCTCATTCTTCTTTTCTCTTTTTGGGTTTGTGATATGCATATTAAGGTTAAGCCTTTGAGGAACTATCAGGAGACATTAGGATTACCTGAAGGTTAGACCACCTGTTCCATATACAGAAATATTTGGAAAATTACCAAATGATGGGGTTGTTTTACCCTTAGATATTATTGTTTGTGAGTTTTTGGAAACGTTATTCTGTGGGGCGTTGACTACGTTATTTTCATTTATGATTGTGAGTTGAGGGATTTTTTGTTGTATTTCTGAAGATTTTTTCTCTAAAATGAGAGAATTTGTTTTATCAGTATCTGGTTGAAAATGTCCCTCTATATTTTTAAATGTTGATTTAGCTTCTTTATCATCAATATATTGTTGAATTTTTTCATGACCACTACCAAAAATTAGTTTTTTAAGATACCATGGGGTCATTTCGTAGGCCCATGCCACGATATCCTCACTGGTTGGTATCCAAGCAAGAATAGAATCTACCATAGATAAGAAGGCATTCTTAATAAGGTTGACTGGGTTGTATTTTTCAGCGTATTCTACAAATATTCCCCCCCACTCAAGAATTGTCTCGTTTATTTTATTCCCAATGCCTTTAAAATATTCCACTACGCTATCGATAGCAGAAAATATAATTTCACCTATTTTATTAGTAAACGTCTCTCCTTCTTCAAGATTGAGCCAATTCCCGAAGTTAATCATATCTCCTAAGAAATCTAAAATCCAGACAAAGGCCTCTTTGAGAAGGTTTCCCATAGCTTTAAAAATACCAATGACGTTGTCTAAAAGACCGCCATCTTTATATTTTCCATAACCAAACATCCCTAGGATTCGTAAAAAGGTTTCTTTCCAAAAATCCCATAAAATAACAATTGCTTTGCCAATGTGTCTTAAAAATTTAACTATTTGCCTTAGAGTAAAAATGATAACTTTGTTAATAATATAACCAAATTTATCAAGGAATTTCTCTCCAACATATACTAAAGCCATGAAAGCCACTGTAAGAGGGGGTAAAATTTCTTTAGAAAACCAGACAAAGGCGTCTTTCATCAAGACAAAAATTTCGGAGAATACTTCAAAATATTCCATTAGGAGTTCTGGATTTTTAAAAAGACTATATACAGTGGCGAATACAGCAGATCCAAGAATTGCCGTAATACTACCGGCTAATAAACCAAAAATAGAGAAAAATCTTGGTAGTATAGTGGCGACTCTTGTGAAACTACCAATGTTCTTAGTAAAACCTACAAGTCTGTTTCCACCGGCTAATTTTAAAAAATTACTTGAAAATAGTCCAATCTTAGAACCAAATTTTCCTAAAATCGAAAGTGTTTTTTGAAAAAGGAATAGACTACCAATAAGATTCAGTAGGCTTGATATACCAGAGGATTTAGAGAAGTTTTTAATAACTGGTATTAGTTTTTTTGCTGAATTTTCACCAGTATGTTTAAAGAACTGGTTTGTTGATTTAATCGTTTTTGTCGTCAATTCAACATTTTTAGCAATCCCAGGGCTTATATATTCTAGTAGCCCATCAAATGCACTGAAAATTTTAGATTTTCCTTGAGAATTAACCCCACGTGTTAGTTCTCTTGCTTTATCTGTGTCTTTTTTGTTATCATTATCATATCTGATATTATCTTTGATTGAGGCTAGATAATCAGTCATTTGTTTTTGTTGTTTGTACATTAACAAACTAGTAGCAGCAATGACTTCAGTGTGGCTAGCTACTCCCTGCTTTTTACCACTAAAAAAGTTTCCCAGTCCTTCTACTGCTCTTGTAATCCAACCCTTAGATTTTTGATTTTCTGCTAGGTCTCTATTAAGAATGTCTGTTAGTGGTTTATGAGATTTTAAAAAATCTTTTGATAACCTACCTACTCCCTCTACAATTTCTTGAGACCCATTTTGCTGGAGTTTGGCTAGTTTTAAGGTGTTATCTTCAATTTCCTGAAGGTAACCAGCAGTTAGTTTGGTGTTGTTATTGATGCTGTTGAATATTTGTGGAGATAATGTGGATACTGGTTCGACATTTTGAAATTTAGAAAAATCAATAATATTGGAATCTTCATGGTCATTAGATTCCTTGTATCTTTGTTTTGCCTTTTCAAAAGATTTTTGTACGTGATTATCAGCCATACATGTATTTATTTTAAAAGATATTCATAAAAAATGGATATTATCATGTCATTGGTGGAGGAGGGGAAGGGAGGAATGACAATGATAATATCCAACCTTATTTATATTAAAAATTCATTTTTCTTTGAGATTTTTTTAAATCTTCTTGTTGTTTTTTTGCATCTTCGTACAACATGGTAAAAAAAGCATCCTTTTCGTATGGATACATCTCTAAAATTTCGCTATAGGTGTATACCTGATATGATGCCATTCTATGAAGAACCTTATAAAAATCAATTATATTAATATAATTGATTGCTAGGACAAAAAATCAAGTTCCCTATTAGTTATTGTTCTAATACCCTCCCCATCCTTTAGATCCACGTCAACCGCCAGAACTGGCATGTCTTTAATGAATTTATATAGTTTTTGAGCATCCTTTGATGTAATCTGGTCTAGGAATGATATTAGATCTTTTCTGGTTATATCCTGGCCAACAACCCAGATGTTATTTTCGTCAAAAATGCTTTCAACACTATCATAAAGAATTTCGTAAATTAGACCAGCAGAATCTTCAGGTTTATCATTATCCATCTGGAATTTTGATGTGGCGATAATTTCCTGTTCAAAGGTTTGCATTCGCATCTGAAGTCCAATGGGTTTATCGGAGTTATCTTCCCCCAGGAGAATTTTATAATCTTTTTTATCTCTTGGGTTTAGAACGTATATCTCTTCAATGTTGATTGAAAATGGTTTATCATCGTATTTTAAATCTATCGTCTCACTAACGGATTTAGCTCTCAGATGTAAAAAAAGAAATCTAACATCGACCGAAGGTAAAGTTTTTACATCCACATCATTGATAATATTGTTCTGGGCAATATCAATGGTGTTTTTGATAAAAAATTTTGGATCTGTGTTTTTTGAGTTTGCGATTGAGACCAATTTTTTCTCATCCGCTACATTATATGGACGATATGTCACGTCAATCTGTGAAATTGGTAATTTAATCGTGTAGGTAATTGAGTTTATTTTAGGGAGTGGCAGATTTGACATTATTCAATAAATCCTTTATTTTTACTGTTTACCTTATACGATCTGTATTTAAAGGTCACTGGGATTAGCATAATAGCGTTTGAAGAGTCCCATGACATTTGCAGGGGAGCTAGTTGAGTTACATATGGATCTATAAATTTTATGTTTGTATGATACCTTCCTCTTTTATCACCAACCATGAGGGTTAACCCCCCATAAATTTCTTTTGGGTAGTTAATAAATTCAATATTTTGTGTCCCTATCTCTTCATCATTGGTTGGAAAAATCAATTCAAACCATGAATGAAAGAAGTTATGGATTTTACCCTCGGCGTCCGCAACGACTGTTATTGTAATATCCTCATAGCCAATTGCAATCGGTCTGCTCTCTCCTAAACCATAGCCTTTATAGCGTATTTCATCTGTGGCTATACTAACACCAGGCCAATTGATACTATTAACTCGGTATTGTAGCTCATTAAGAACCGGATTGTTCAAAGCTCTTGGAGGATGAATTAGCGCCTGATAGGTGTTAAGGTGTTGAACACCAAGCTTGTTTATTGAAGATTTAAATTCACTAATATTAAAACTCATCTGTTATTTATCACTATAAATAGGTTTATGTCAAAAAAATTTATGCAAGGCTTATATAACGTCATTAATAAAGACAAATATGTTGGTGATGTCAACAACGTTATTTATAGGTCATCTTGGGAACTGAAATATTTATATATGCTGGATAAGTCGGATGATATATTGAAATTTTCTTCCGAGGAAACTATTATTCCTTACCAAGATTATGATGGAAGGATTAGGCGATATTTTGTCGATTTCAAGGTACAATCAAGGACGCAGGGAATCTCACTGATTGAAATTAAACCATTTATCCAGACACAGCCTCCTATCCTAAAGGAAAATAAATCTGGCAGACCGACAAAATCACAGATAAACCAGATTTTGACGTATGATAAGAACCAGAGAAAATGGAAGGCTGCTGAAAAATATTGTAAATCTAAAAATTGGACCTTTAGAATAGTCACAGAAAAGGATTTATTCAGTGGCAAAACATTTTGAAACTATTTTTAAATCTGGTAAGATAAAGGGGTATAACGCTGGTGATGTTATCGTTAGGGATTTTTTAAGAGACAAGGCAATTAATACACGGCTAAAAACATCACAAAATAGGATTTTGGAGTCTAAATCTGCAAAGAAAAATAAAGTTGAGACCCCTACACCAGGAAAAATGCTTTTTTATCATTATGATGCCAAATATAAAGATGTTCTACCATATTGGGACAGATTTCCTGTGATTTTCGTTATTGAGATTTACAAGGACAGTTTTATTGGACTCAACATGCATTATCTTCCCTTTATTCATAGAGCAAGGTTGATGGATGCCTTATATGAGACGATTACTGATAGTAGGTATGATTCTTTCACTAAATTGAAGGTAAATTACCAGATTCTTAAATCTGCCTCTAGATTCAGGTATTTTCAGCCTTGCATCAAAAAATACTTATTTTCTCATATCAGATCAAACCTGATTGAGATTCCGATAGATGAATGGGATTATGTCTGCTTTCTTCCATTGGCTAAATTCGTTGGTGCTAGTCAAAGGAAGATATGGGATGATAGTATCAACAAAGTTATGGGATTTTAGATGTCAGTTCCACCAAAACCAAGTTTAAGAAACAATATAGAAGAAACATCGTCATTTCCTGTTACTGGTATGAGTAGCTGGATTTCGGATCAGAATTTAAGTAACCCCAGTGGATATGATGTTGGTACTCAAAATTCGCCAGGAGGGGTTATAAAAAAAGTTTCTGAAGTTTACGATGATACAAAATCAAAAATTGATGAGTTCATGAAAAATAACAATTTGAATCCAGAGGTAAATTATGGCTCTGCTAAACCAAAGAGTACCATTTTAAAATATCCAATTCATGAGGATATTCCGATAAAATGTCTCTTAGAATTTAAAAAATATGATAGGTTTGTGAACAGTTCAAGGGAAAAGGTCGAAAAAACTGTTGATATTTATCTCCCTCTTCCTCAAAGCATCCCAGATAACTACAGCCTTAATGTCAACACAGCAGATTTAGAGTTATGGGGAAATATAACGGCGGAGAAATTTGCATCTGCTCAAAATCTAATGACTGGTGAGCAGTCTATTTCGGATGCATTGGCAATTGGTTCTGCCCCTACTGCTAATCAAATTCAGACGTCTGGTGGAAAAACCGCAGCAACGATTGCCACCGCCTTTATAGCTTCAAAAATTTCTTCGGAAGCTGGTCAAAACACGGCAAAAAGTTTTATTGGTATGACAATGAACCCTCATACCACATCGTTATTTGATGGTGTTTCTATTAGGTCATTTTCCTTGGATTGGCGATTTTCTCCTAGATCACAGCAGGAATCGGAATTACTCCTAGAGATTATGAATACAATTAAAATAAGAGCACATCCAGCAGAGATGTCTGGAGGGTTATCTTTACACTACCCAGATATCTGCAAGGTAAGTTTTCATGGAAGTGTATCTAAATATTTTCCCAAATATCAGGATAGTTTCATCACAAATATAAGTTTCAATGCAGACTCTAATGCTGGGGTCATGTTGTATAATAGCGGTGCACCAGTTACATACACATGCCAAATTTCTTTCACTGAACTAAACATTCTCACAAGGGATGTTTTAGAGAGACAAATTAGTGGTAAAGAATTATGAATCTATATGATAATCTCGGAATACTAGAATATAATTCTAACAAATTAACAAATATATGCAGAGGAATCTCTCTAATAAAGTCAATTAAGGGAAAAGATGGAATTTTTTTCCCCTATGTAGTTAAGCAATTAGAGAGACCAGATACTATTGCTCATGATTATTACGGTGATAGTGATTATTTCTGGTTGGTGCTTCTATGCAATGATATTTTCAATATTGAGACCCAATGGCCTCTATCTGATAGTGATTTTCTTAGTTACATTCAGAAGAAATATCAAAAATCAGCACAGGAATTACAAAAACAAATTTATTATTTTGATAACCCAGAGACGAACTATTATATAGACCAACAGACATTTGACTATTACCCAGCAGAGAAAAAGGTTGGATGGGTTCCAGTGTCATATTATGATTATGAGCTGAAACTAAATTCTCAAAAATCAAACATAAAACTGCTATCCAAAAGCTACCTTCCTCTGGTTGTAGATTTCTTTAGGGAAAAGTTTAAATGAGTGTCAATGAAAATTTTTCACTGAACGTAGAATACATTATTTTGTATAAATTTGATGCCTTGGTCAGGGGTAACATATCAATTTATGATATGATGAGTAACGACCGATTGAATATTATAAACCAGGTAAGAGAAATTAGTATTTTTGAGAGTATTTTCTCCCATAACATTAAAGCAGAGATATCTGTTGTTGATCAGATTGGTTTGTTTTATAATTTTCCGATAGTGGGGGACGAGATAATTCACGTTGTATTTTCGGAGACTGATAAGGCTAAACAAATTAAAAATCGTAAATCTTGGTTCTTCATGATTGATTACATTGGGGATATTTCGGTCACTGATCATAGTAAATCCCAAAGTTATATCATATACTGTAAGTCAGTGGAGGATACAGCAAATAGTCTTTCAAACGTAATGAAGGCTTATAATGGTACACCAGCAGAGATGATTGGTTCTATTTTTGATGATTACATAGTTAATAACGTCTCTAAATTTATACCGGAGTATTATAGACTAGGACAACAAAAATTTACAATAGATAGCCCCTCTAATAAAAAATTTACATTTGTGGTACCAAACGTGAAGCCTCTAACTGCCATAGAGATGATTACAGATATTATGGTGTCGGACGACATTAATAAAAACCAAAATTTTTTATTTTATCAAAATTCAAATGGGTTTAATGTTCGCTCACTACAAGGCTTATTCAGGACAGAGCCGAAGAATTTAACTTTCAAATATGTTTCAGATCAAAAGTTAAAAGATGGGGATACTAAGACCACCTTAAAAGACAATAGGGACTTGAAAAGTAGTTACATCATAACGGATTTTATTATAAACAGCAGATACAATAATTTTACTAGGTTGATATCTGGATATTATAACCATCTTCTTTATCAGGTGAACCCATTCCAAAAAGCTGTTAGATCGGATTTAAGAAAAATTGATCAGTTAAAAATGATTGATAAACATCCTCCTTATAGTAAGGCGTTCAAGAATTTTGCAGACAGTGTTCTTGAAAATGACAGTGAGTATTTGGAGAGGGCTAATCTTGTTGAGTATTTTTACACCATAAGAAAAGACAATGATGAGGCGAATTATCCACATCCTAGACTTCAAGATAGGGTTAGTTTTCATAGAATGGCCTTGGGCGGTTTGAGTACATTCGATTTAACCATTGTGATTCCTGGTACTGATGAATTTGTCGTAGGGGATATGATAAAATTACAGTTTGTCAAATTTCAAGGTTTCACGAGTGAAAATGATGAGCAGGAAGAGTACATAGATAACTATCTATCAGGCATTTTTATAATTACGGAGATTAAGCATGTTATTTTTTCTGGTGGATTTCATTCAACCACTATGAAAGTAAACAAGGATTCGTATAATATATCTGTGGACAGAGAGATGGCATACAAAAAAATGGGGGATGCCATATTATGATATTGAATTATAAGAAGGTTTCCTGATGGATCAGTTTTTCTTTGGAGTGGTGGAAGATATTTTAGATGATGGTTTAGTTCGCGTCAGGATATTTGGAAAACATCCATTTAATGACTCCAATAGGGAAAATGTCCCTAAGGAATATCTTCCTTCTGCTTTAGTTTTACTTCCTACGAATGCTAGTCAGGTTTCATCCACTGGGTTTGGACATAATCTTGAGGTTGACTCATGGGTTTATGGAAGATTTTTGGATTATCCATATTGTCAACAGCCAATAATTACCCATGTAGTTGATGGTGGAACATCTTCCATGAGTGTACAAAAGACAAATAGTAATTCTGGTGGATTTATTGATAATGCCGAAGGTAATTCTTCTTCCTCTTCTTCCTCTTCTTCTTCTTCCTCATCTTCCTCTGGAGATATAGAAAGTGTTGATGTGGAGATTGTAGGTGGTTCAAATAAAGAAAAGGCTTATAACTTCTCATATGATATGGCTTCACAATTTGGATCCAGTAACCCACATATGCATGCTAGTGCGGTGGTTGGTGTTCTTTTATTGGAGACATCAAATATAAATCCATCCACAGTAAATTCCATTGGTGCCGTAGGAATATGTCAGTGGTTGGGGGCAAGAAAGAAAAAATTACAGAGTAGGTATGGTCAGAATTGGCGTGATTTATCTAACCAGCTATCATTCATGAAATATGAATTAAATAATGAAGAGGCATCTGCTAGAAAATCATGGCTGAGGGCAACCAATTTAACTGATGCTGTTGATGGTTTTTGTAAATTTGAGAGAGCGGAGGAATGGCGTTCTGTAAATGGAAAATTCATTGTAGACAGAGGACATTCTAATTTTAAGAAAAGATTAGCTTTTGCAAGATCAGTTTATAATCAAATGGGAAAGAAGAGAGGGAATGTAGTTGGTTAACATCCGTTTAGAATATGCAAACCGAAATCCTAATTTATTGCTTTCTGGAAAATTCACAGGCACTCCAGGTAATAATATTAATATTCAATATGAGGTGATAGAAAATTCCCCATATGGTAGATCAGAGAGAAAATTTTTAACATTAGGACAGCAGGTTACTCTTAGGGAATACATAAGAAATGTTATTAAAAACAATAACATAACTGATGTGACCATCTCTAGCTCTGATATTGATCTTAAACATTTTGCAATTTCACAAATGAAATAGGGGTTTAGATGAGTAGAGAGAGATCAAAATTAGATACATCCGTTTACCAGACGAATACATCTCCAGATAGTGCACAAAGTTACAAGTATATTGAGTTAGATATCCCAGCGAATGCGACACCAGGAGATCCCTTGTATCTGGGGGAAGATGACAGTATCAGAGTTTTTTCTTCTCCTGATGATGATGTCACTGGTGATAATCATCATGGGAGACCGATACGTTGGGGGTTTAACAGTCCCTCTGGAACCAGAATTGAAATTGATGATAGTAACGCTAAGGGTACTATTGAACTCATACAAAATACTGGTGCCGGTTTAGTTTTTTCATCTGATGGTGGTTTATTTGTCGTTTCTAAATCTACTACTGGTATATCTATCTCTTCGGAATTTGGGGATGTGAGTATATCAACAGGAGGGGAGTTCTGTATAAGCTCACAGTCTACAATTACATTTTCGACCCCTGGTGATCTCATTCTTGATGTCGGTGGATCTATTATAATGAGATCGGAACAATATAGGCAGATTACTAAAACCAGTGATATTACCATAGATGGAACATCCAATACATCGGTAACACAGGATAATAATGTAATTGTCGGTGGGATTGATAGAAAAACTGTCGCAGGAGATCAGAGAGTACAGGTCACCAACAAAAGATATATGGATGTTGGCTCTGATAGTACTAGTAGAGTTGGGGGTAACTTCTCACATGATACGACAGGAAATAGTAATTATACAGTGAAGGGAAACGTAAAGCATAGTGCCAATGGAACATCTGAAATTTTTTCAGAGGGAAATCTCAAGGTTACTAGCGAGGGTAGTGCAAATTTTAAATCATCACAGAATTTAAATATTCAATCCCAATCCTCTATTAATCAGAAGGCACAATCTAACGTTAATGTTCAGTCTCAGTCTGATATTAATATAAAGGCTTCGGGAAATCAGAGAACACAAGCAGGGGGAGATATTACAGAAAGAGCCGGAGGAAAAGTTGCTATGCAGGCGACTGCTGTTGAGGGAAAGCCTGGTATAAATCATGCCCTATACGCAGATTTTGCTGGTCATGCCCATATCTCTAATTGGGCGGATAAAGCTGGTCAGTCTAATACTGCTGGTTCTGCTCCTGATGGTGCTGGGAATGGATATAATCCTAAACCGGCTGCTTATAAATATACAAATTTGGGTTCTGCTCCTAATGCTGGTAACGCCTCTGATGCTGAAAGTAGCAGTAAATCCGATGTTAGGCCTAGTGAGGTACCAGAGGCTGAAGATGTTATTGATAGTTTAACATCTGCAAGAAAATATCCAGAATACCCTGGTAATGGGATTTTAGAGCATGCGAATCATACGAACTACGGTAGGATTTCTGGAGATACAACGAATCAGGCAGAAGATGTCTTTAATGAGTTTTCATCAGGAAATACTGGTAATGTAAACCCTTCAGAGCCAGCAGATATACTTGATAGTTTTGATGGCGGAGAGAATAGGCAGAGTAACATTTCAGTTCAAGATTCTGGGCATGCTATACCATCTCAAAGTGATAAATCTGCGAAGATTTCAAAATATTTTACTATGGGAGCACTCACTGGTGCTAAATCTTCTCATAAGATTCCAGCGAGTTCTTGGGAAAGAATAGCTAAACAACACATCTTATTGGCAAATAACGTTTTGGATAAGATAAAGGAGAGGTTCCCAGACATCATAATAACATCTTGTTATCGCAGTAACAGTTCAAACCATGCCACTGGAAAGGCTGTGGATTTAGTTGTCAAGTCCAGATCAATGACCAGACATGCTGAAATCGCAGAATTTGCATCTAATAACCTACCGGTTGATCAGGTATTTTTGGAAAAAAATACATCTGGTAGAACACATGTTCATTTAAGGTTAGGTTCTGGTAGTCCTAGGATATTAACCTGTGGGGACCCAAAATGTAGAAGTAGACAATCTGGAATTCAGGTTGCATGGCTTTCAAGGAGGTCTAAATAATGGGCTTTACACATCCGAATCTTTCTAATCAGATTCCAGATAAAATAGATGTTGAAAAACATGCCTCTTTAGTTCAGGCAGGTCTTGTTAAGACTCCTAGTTTTTATGGAGATAATAGCTTAACAGCGATGCATTCTTTGTTTAAATCTGCGGTTGATGTTGGCTTAAAAAACTCAATATACCGGCATAATAAAGATACATTAGTGGAAGAAAGAGACAATAATTCTGGTTATATGTTGACAAAGAAAGAGTTTGCTGTTTTAGAAAAGGTAGCTAGGTATATTAGCCGAGCATCATCAATACCATATGATACCATGGTTGATTTTTTAACTATCTTATGTTTTATCGACAATATTGTGGATATGAGGAAGATTGCAGAGGCAACACAAATTTCAGAATTAGATGATCCAAATATTATAAGAAACCCTTTATTAATATTAAATATCAATGAGTTAGTAAAATTAGCTTTTGTGGCTAATGCGGTTGATGGTCTGATTAACATGTTCAGGAAATATTACCAGACCAGTAATAATATTCAAAATCGTTCCAACGATGAGGATAGTAAATCCATTTTAAACTCAATATCCAGTCTTTTATCTGGGTTTTCTGGATCAATTCAATCTATCACAACAAGGATTGAAACAAATGACATGGGTAATTTTCTATCTGAATTGATAACAGGAAATAGAGTTCCTACAAACGTAATTGCCAAAAATCCGAATCTTCAGGCACCATCTTATGCTGGGAAGGCGTATTTTGGGGAACAGCCAACGAGTATAGCTAATGTTGATGTTGATCAGCTATTTGCTAAATCTATTGCGGTTTTTCCAAAACCATCATCAGGTAATGGTGCTACATCATTCACAATGCAAAACTTTAAATCTTTTTCGTCTGCAATGCCTCTAGAGAATTTTGTCTCTAAGATAATTACTGGAAATGTAGAAATTAAAACCCAGAGGAAGAGAGATCATATATCAAAATATTTGGAGAAGATTTCACATTTCACTGGGGCATCAAGGACAGAAACTGTAGAGGTCAATAGAGCAGATAACGCAATTCCAATTCAGATGGCATTATCAACAACATTTTCTGGGTTTGATAAGATGGTGTTTTCCACTAAAACATTTTCTGAAGGGTGGATAAATTCACAACAAGCTGCTTCTTATTGTTATTTACAAGACCCAGGATTTATGGAAATTGCTAGAACTATCCTCTAGTTTGATAAGTGTGTATTGATAAGAAAAATGATCACACCAGTTAATATGGTTGAGATTGCCCCTAATATTGTACTGCCGACAAAGAGACATCCCCTGATAAAGTGACGCCACTGCTGGATGTCTTTCTGCCCAGATTCAATCTCAATTACTTTTTTGTTCATTGAGTTAAATTCAGTTTTAAGTTCGACATGGTCAATTTTATTGACGTTGACGTTGTTTATGGCAGTTAATAAAAGAGACATCATCTCTTTTTGAGTAACTGTTACCGCATCTATTTTATCGTTTATCAGTTTTAAGCTCATCTTTATATCTAGTGGGATATTTATGTCATCTTTCATCATTTTTCCCTCTCCACCAAATATATAACGACACTAATATTAGTAATAAGGCTAGAATTAAAATAGGGTTGGTATGATATTTATTTATGATGTAACTTAGGGTTGTATCGTCTATTTTATTGATTAAATCTTGAATTTCTGAATAAAACTGACTTACAGTGGCGAGTGTGGCTCCAATACCAGCGATGAATCCTACAGAACGTTTATGCTCCACTATTACATCATCAATTGAACTGTTTGCTGTTTCCAAATAAGGTGTTTCCGGAATTTCAGCGGATATTTGATGATTTTCATTTTCATTTTCTAAAATAAACATTACATATTGTCTCACTCGTACGAGTCTATCATTCCAGTATTCTTTATATATTTTATATTTTTTCTGTCCCCTTAGGTATCTTTTTCTCTTTTTTTCAATGGCTCTGATTAGTTTTTTGAGATTATCGCAATTAAGGGTAGCATAAATTGTCCAGTCCCCTATGATTCCGTCTATGACACCTTCATATAGATTAAGCTCTCTTAATGATCTCTGGAACCATTTAACAGCCAACATCTGTCCAGAATGGACACTACAGTCAAAAAGGTATAGATCTAGTCCAGAAGGGATGTTGTCCAATTTTAAAGAATCCCAGAAAATGTCTTTGTAAATCCTAGATTTTAGGGACTTATCTAAATTAATACAGTTTTCTGGTACGTACTCTATCTTATGATTGTGAATATATCTTCTAAATAGATCTTCAGGGATAGAGTTGTGTGTGATCTCGAAGGAGTCTATGATTTTGAAACAGAAGTTGTAATTTTTTTTCATGGTGTTATATTTATTATAAATAGGTTAATAATAGTTTTTAGGATTTAGAGATGCTTGAAGAAGACCAAATTTTAGTTTTGTTTGTTTCAGATACAGATTGTTTCACTACGGTTCCTTATTGTTCTGATGACTATTTATTGGAATATTGTTTAAATAGCCCTGATGTTGATAAAATTTTCGTTACCAAGTTAGAAGATATTGATAATAGGAAGGCATGGAAATTAATTAATGGCAAAATGATTGACTACCTGATATCGGTTATTGATAAATACCCTAATCCACAAATTCTCTTGGAAAATTATAAATGGCTTAGGGAAAGTAAAAAATTTCAAAAGTTCGTTAAATGAAGTACACAGACATCCCAACCAATCTTAATATTCATCCGATCAATGGAGATATAAGTTTATTGGTTGATAACAGGGCAATCTCCACACAAATAAAAAATCTGGTTTTGACCAATTTTTATGAAAAGTTACATGATCCTACAATTGGGTGTTCGATTTATCATAGCCTATTTGATAATTTTGACCAAATCTTGGCAGATACTTTAAAGAAGCAGATTCTTCAATTGCTTTACAACCATGTGGAAAGAGCAGTAATTCATGATTGTGTGATTGTCTTTGATTACAATACACAACACCTTATCTGTACGATAATATTTACCTGTATAAACGAAATAATTCCTATATCACTGGATGTTGTATTGAGGAAGGATAGATAACTTGGCATCAATTGACATCATACAACAATCTCTCATAGACCACTTAAAACAGGATTCTAGATTCACAGATTGGAATTTTGAAGGATCAAATCTTAATACGCTAACAAGACTTCTTGCATACAATACTCTAAATATGAATCATTATAATATGATGGTTCATAATGAGTCATTTATGGACAGTGCAATTCTAAGGCAGTCGATAAATTCCCATGCAACCACCTTAAATTATTTACCACAAAGTTGTAGATCAGGATGTTATCGGCTGGATGTCATTGTTGATTGCCCAGATAATCCTTCTTTTATAACCCTACCAAAGTATTATAAATTCACTGGTTCCATCAATAACAGGAATTATAGTTTCGTTACAGATAGTGACTTTCTTGGTTTTAAAGACCAGGTGTCTGGTTTGTACATTTTTAAAGATGTTGAGGTTTTCCAAGGGGACATTGTCGAACAGGTAATTAAGGTTTCAGGTGTCAGCGCAAAAAACCAATTGATTGTCTATGATAATCATTTTGTAATAAATTCCGCCTTTATTGATTTAACGTCACTAAACGTCTATGTTGTTTCAAACAACGTTGAAACTGAATTTAAATATGCCCAATATATTTCAGAACTATCTCCTAGTGATAAAGTGTTTTTTCTAAGAGCAATCTATGACAATCAATATGCCCTAGAGTTTGGCGATGGTGTTTTTGGTTCCCCTGTTAAAAATGACGATATCATAAAAATAAAATACAGGAACGTAGATATTTTTGAACTTCCCCATAACATTAACCTTAATAGAACCTCGGATATCAGAGGCTATACTAAGATTTCATTGGACAACACTAGGAAGATTTATGATGGGTCTGTTTATGAATCGCACGAATCTATAAGGAATAATGCGGTTAGAAGTTTTAGGTCGCAAAATAGGGCAATAACAAAAGATGATTATGATACCATTATTAGGACAAACTTCCCAAATATTGAGCAGGTCTATGTTTATGGTGGAGAGCAGGTACAACAATATGGAAAAGTTTTTATTTCCATGAAGTATAAAAAGACAGATATTGTGACGGATATTGTCAAAAATCAGATTATTTCTTTGTTAAAAACAAAAAACATCGTTATAGACCCTGTTATTATAGATCCAGATATTTTCTATTTGAAAATAAATGCTGATGTCACCTATAAGCTAAATCATGGTATCAATACGAATCAGTTAGCCTCTGATATAAATTTTAGTCTTTCTGAATTGAACTCATCTAAAAAGACAGGATTTGGTGGAAAACTTTACCAGTCCGACATCATAGATAGTATTAAAGCAGCCTCACAATTTATAACTGGTGTCAGTTTAAGCTTAGGGGTAGTGAAGAGATGGTCTCCACAAAGACTAGAGGATAGCAACCTAAAAATAAACCTACTTAATAAGTTAGTGTTTGGGTACCTTTATAGCTCAGTTTTTGATAATTTTAGGAATGGTTTGATCTCTGTAAATAGGTTTGTCGCGGAGGATAAACGAATTTTCCTTTTCGATGTTCTTCCCAATGGGGATTTACACAACACTAATATTCCAGTTGGTAGTGTAGACTATGAGGCTGGTAAGATAGAGATTTCACACTCAATCTATGACTATAAGGCCCCAATTGATATTGATGTTAAGCTACATGACAACAGTTTCATTTCAAATGATAACAAATTTGTCATCATAGACCCAAGTTTTGTTAACTTGAATTTTATTGCGGATTGATTTTATGGATTTTGATCAAATTTCCTTGATTTCAGACTTGGTTAAAAATCAATTACCGAATTTTTATAAAACTGAGGGGCAAACCTTTATTGATTTTTTAAAGTGCTACTACCAGTTTTTAGAAAAAGAAAACTCAGTAATAGATCAATCTCTCCATTTGTACAAGCAATTTGATATTGATTTCGTCAATGAAAAATTTTTGGAGCATTTTAAAAATGTTTATATTGACAGTATCCCAATGGATTTATTGGGAAATTACAAACTTTTACAGAAGCATATTTTAGAACTTTATACATCAAAGGGTTCTGATTTAGCCTATAAGTTCCTTTTTAGGCTTTTATTTAACGATGATGTTGACTTGTATTTACCTAGGAGGGACATTTTAAGGTTTTCGGATAACATTTATTATAGCCCAAGGTATATTGAGGTAACCTTTTCGGAATCTCTAAAGGATATTGTAGAAAAGAGAGTCACCGGATCAATATCTGGTGCAACCGCATTAGTGGAGCAATATGTCGAGACAACCATCAATAATAAAAACTATCATATCCTTTACGTTTCTAATATTATGGGAAGGTTTCAGCCTAAAGAATATTTAATAGTGGATGGTTATATCACTAACCAATATTCAACGATCATTGGTTCAGTCTCTGAATTGAAGATCACATCATCTGCTCCAAATTTTAAACCAGGTGATGTTATTGAAACATACGATTCTCAAAATCCTGTCAAAGCATCGGTTCTGTCTGTTAAGGATGGGATGGGTATTTTAGAGTTTGTTATTGAGAAACCAGGTTCCTATTATTCACTGGATGCTAAGTTCACGATAGATCCTGGTCATTTATCTGACTATATCAAGGATTATAAAAATGTTAAGCTAAATGCCTCTGCTTATGGCTTTCCAAAAAATCCAACCAATAATGCCAACGATACGATAATCTCACAAAATTACATAGATCCGCCAGATAATATCCTTCCTCCCTTGGTAGATACTCCAACAGGAACTGGTGCTCATATTGAAATTTTATCTATTATAAATACGCATTGGCATCTCCATAACGAGGATAAACTACCACCAGTTGTTTATTCAGGTTTAAACGGCACGTTTAACTTCCCTAAGAAACCAGATGCAGATATTAATTCCGTCATAGGGGAATGTTTAAGTTTTGAAAACATAGAAGTAGGAGAAATCCATAGGATCAGGGTTTATGATCCAGGTGTAAATTACACTGTTCCTACGTATTTTATTCCGATTGACCCTTATACATCAACACTTGAGTTAAAGGATGCAAATGGTGAACAGGTAGGAGCAAATGGTTTGGTTGTTGGTTACCCAATCACTGGTAATAGTATCATAGATAAGGTGGTGGTAATAGATTCTGGTTTTGATAACACAACACAACAATATCTCCTAAAGGACAAAGATTTTGATAGATACGTTTTGGCGAACTCTGTTTATGGAGGGGTTGGAACAGGGATTGGGAATTATCAAAATGATAATAGCTTCTTATCAGACAATAAATATTTGTTTGATGGGTATTATTATCAAGATTTTTCCTATGTACTTTCATCCACTAGCCAGATAAATTTTTATTTAGATGTTTTAAAAAGGGTGGTACATCCTACTGGTTTATTGATGTTCCATGATATAAAATCTATAATTCCAGCCTTGGTAGCACCAAAGGTAATTGATATTGAGGTTAATACCAAATGAAAATTTATCAATATGATCATCTAGATAAGTCATTTATAGCAGAAAAAGAGGCAGAATTCAACACCAATAATGAGATGATTTTACCAGTTTTTCATACGATTCTTCCCCCTCCAATTGTTGAAGATAAGCAGGTGGCTGTTTTTGATGAGTATGAAATAAAATGGAATATTCATCCAGATCATAGGGGTGAAATCTGGTATGATAAAAACAAGAATTCAATTTTGGTTCAATTTATTGGCGATCCTAAAGACAATAATTTATTTAGGGAAGTGTAAATGGCATTTATAAACCTTTCTCCACTTTATTTCTCAAGATTAATGCAGATTCAGAAAGCTTCATTTGCCAGTAATACTTTGTATTGGTATGTTGCTGATTCAAATTCAACGGAACCGCTTAATAAACAAAATGTTCTTTCTGTTGCTGATGAGCAGGATATTATAAAAAAAATAATTTATGGTGGAAAATTAACGGTAGATAATTTCATTCCCCTAATACGAAAAATTAAGTGGACAAATGGAAAACAATTCGACAGATATGATCCTTATGATGTAAATCTTGAAAATAAATCGTTTTATTGTATTACATCTGCAAATAGGATATACAAATGTTTAGATAACAACAGGAACTCTCCTTCATTATATGAGCCGAATTTTGTATCATATAATAGTTTTACCTTGAGCGATGGATATGTCTGGCAGTATATGTACAGCCTCAATGATAGTCAATTGAATGAATTTTCTGTAAATGGAATGATTCCTGTATTTGAGAATACTACGGTAAAATCAAATGCGGTTGGTGGTGCGATAACATCTGTAGATGTCATTGATGGTGGAAAATATGAGTTTTACCATGGGGAGATACTGCATATTAATGCTGGTAATAGAGTCATCAGGATAGATGATTCTGCGTCATCACTAGTGGATATATACAATGGTATGATTGTATTTAATAGGAGCAAGGGGGTTTTAAACAAAATAACCAAATATCAGATATCTTCTCAGGGAAAATTCATAGGGGTAGAGAAGAATATTGAATCAAATTGGGTTATTGGTGATAAGATTTCGATCCTTCCAAATATTATTGTTAACGGCAACGGACAAATAAGTCCGGTTTGCATAACCGATATGGGAAAAAATGGGAACATTGAGAAGATCAGGGTTTTAGAGAGCGGTTCAGGATTTACTAGTGCTGAAGCTCATATTATATCATCAAACCTTAATATGTACAGTCCAGCATCGTTTAAGGTTAATATTTCTCCAATTTCTGGTCATGGATCTGATATATTTTCTGAATTATACTGCTCAACCTATATGATTCATGTCAATCTAGATTCTTATATAATTCCCTTTGGTTTCCCTATCAATGACGTGAAGTTTAATAAGGTTGGTATTTTGGTGGGAGGACAAAAAAACGCCAGTATAGGGGGAGGAATTTATACAGATGAGAGCTTTAATAATACGTTTAATGTGACCATCATCCCCACTAATGGGAGTTTTCAGGTTGGTGATAAGTTGAAGTTGGTTGGGGATGAGACATACTCTAGTGAAGTTATTTACGCATCCTCATCTAACATTATTGGGACATATTTAACAGATAAAATTTACAATGTCTCTCAGGTGGTTGAAAATGAAAATGGGGTCTCCGGTATGGTTCTTGCGGTGGCAAGTCAGCCACAGATTGATCTAAGGAAAATACAGATTTTAGGGATAATGAAAACTGGTACCATACAACGAAATTCGTTTTCAAAAGAAAAAATCATAACGCTAGTCTCATTACGAGATAAATAAAAAGAGCATCATAAAGAAGGTATATAAAATTGTCTGATATTCTCACTGATTTTTCCGTTTCTCCTTATTGGGATGATTATAAACAGGATAAACAATTTTACAAAATACTTTTTGTTCCTTCTAGGGCTGTTCAGGTTAGAGAAGTTAACCAGATACAGACTATCATCCAGAGGCAGATTTCAAGATTCGCTGACCATCAATTCAAAGATGGAAGTATTGTTTCTGGTTGTAACATGGTTTATATTCCAGATCTGCATTTCATTAGATGTGGAGTTTTTAACAATCCGACCAATACACAGTTCACTACGGAGGCTCTAAAGGATTTTCTTTTATATAATCCAGAAAATGGTTTAAGAGCCGCTGTTTTGTTGGCAACACCAGGATATTTAGGGAACTACCCAGATACCGCCCATATGCACATTCGTTATTTAAACACTGGATATGATAGTAGTGGTATCGCAGTTAAAAATTTCAAGTCGCAGGATCTTCTTCATATTTATAATACGAATCAGGATAAGTTCGGTACTTTAGATCCAAAGAATTTATACAATACCATTAATCTGATTAGAGAAACGGTGGATACTCCAGTAGCAGAGGGAAAATCATATGGTATTACGGTTGGGGATGGTATTGTTTATCAAAAAGGCTATTTCGTCAACGTAAACCCACATACAATATCTGTAAGAAAATTTGACCAAGACATTTCTGATATGTTGGTTGGGTTTGAGACACAGGAATCCATCGTCAGTTATCTGGAGGATACCAGTCTTATTGATCCTGTTGACAGTACGAATAGGTCAGGTATTGGGGCTGATAGATTAAAATTAAATCCAGTTCTGGTCGCAAAAAACAAGGCAGATATTGGTTCTGATAGTGATTTTTTTCCTATTGTGGAATTTGGTGAAGAGACAAAACCAGTAAAACAAAATACAGAACCGGAATACAACATTCTTGGGGAGGAATTTGCTAAGAGGACATTTGAAGAATCTGGTGATTATTATATCAAACCGTTCGTTGTAACTACTAAGAACCATGAGCAATCATCTAAATTTTACTACACCGTAGATAAAGGCATTGCGTATGTTAAAGGGGAGAGAATAGAAACAATCAACAAAATTGACATTGAGGCTCCTAGAAACACAGAAACCAAATTTTACAATGATAATATCATTACCCCCAGATACGGTAATTATATTATTATTAAGGAAGTAAGAGGAATTCCTCTTAATAATCATAGTGTTAAGAAGATTAGTATACATTCCAATGAAATTAAAGCGGTTACCACAAACCAGAATGTGGTTCAATCAACCAATCCAGTTATTGGGGAGTTGAAGTGTATTTTTATCGAGCGCAGTAATATCCATGGAAATTTTAAACTTTATATAGATGACATAAAAACTATACCTAATGTCTCCTTTGTTAATAGTGCTAAGGCATTGTCATTTACAGCTCCTGGTTTAAATTTCATGGCTGATATAGTTTTGGATTCTAATGGAAAAGTTAGGATTTTTGAATCTGGGGAACCATCGTTTATTTTCCCTATTGGTTTAGATGGAGTTAAAAGTCTAAAAAACTCTTCTGGGGATAGTGATACGCAGTTTAGGTATTTTGCTTCACTTGAATCAACCACTGATGCGAATGGTCTAGCTACATTTAACCTACCACCTAGTTTTGCTGGAGGTAATGAGAGGTTATTTGCTTCTCCAGGTGTTCTATCTGATGGTCTCAAAAATAATATTTACATTACAAATAGTAGCAATCATGGTTTAATTGACCCAACAACCTGTGTGATAAACATTATTTCAAATAATCAGTTTACTGTTAAATTACCAGGTCCTGGTGTATCAAATTTAAGAGTTTTAATTCCAGTGATCAGAAATGGAGCTATTGAAAAGAAACTTACGTTACATAAAAGACGTTTTGTTAAAATTCAAGTTGGTACGAATGCTGCTGGTCTAACTGGTCCTTATGAACTGGGCATGTGTAATGTTGTTAGGTTCAGGAACGTTTTTGTAGGAACAGATACGAATGTTAACCCTCTTTCTCCTAATATTAGGGATTGGTTTACGCTAGATAATGGGCATACTTCAAAAATTATTGGTGGTTCTAAACTAGTTTTAAAGCCTCAATATCAAGGTAAATTGTCCAATAATGACTTTCTTTTAGTGGAGTTTGATGTTCTAGTGACGTCTTTTGTCACTGGTGTTGGGTTTTATTCTGTTGATTCATATCCTGTGATGCATCCTGGGGATGTAAGCACGGATAACAATATGTCTTTTGATGATATTCCTATTGTTGGTGGATATGATTTGAGAAATTGTATTGATTTTAGAGATACTTATCAAAATTCGGCTAATTTAACCAATAATAGGCTTCAGGCAACCATTAATCCTCCTGCCCCATCAATTTTATTAAAGCCCAATGATAATAATTACCTGGTGTTGAAAGATAGCAATATAATTTTTGATATGGAGGCTTATCTTCCTAGAGTTGATTTAATTGAACTGAATTCAAAGGGAAAATTTAACATCAAGTCTTCAACTCCTGATGAACATCCATTGACACCTAGGGTTAGTGGTGATTCTATGGAGATTGCTTATGCCTTTGTCCCATCATATCCAGGAATTACAGCAGATCAGAGTCCATTATTTCATATCAATAAACCAAGAATAAAAATAAAATTGACTGGTAACCGTGGTTATACCATGAGGGATATTGGTTCTTTGGACAAGAGAATTTCTAGATTGGAGTATTATCAGACATTATCAATGCTAGAGCAGAAAGCCAAGGATATTTCTGTAAAGGATGAAAATGGTCTTGATAGGTTCAAAAATGGGATTTTTGCAGATCCTCTCAATGATCACTCTCTAGGTGATTTTACAAATTTTGAGTATGATGTTGCGGTTGATGAGAGAGTAGGTGTTGCTAGACCAAAAATTAAGAGAAATTATGTGGATCTGAAGGTAAAATCTTCAAACAATATTAAGATCATCAATTCAAGGTTTGCTGTTTTAGATTATGATAATGATTTACATATTTCGCAGATTTATGCATCTAAGGTAAGAAATGCCACCGAATCTGTCTGGAATTGGACTGGAAATGCTAAACTTTATCCAGAATTCGATCATCATAAAAATGAAACCATCCTTCCAGAGAACAGTATAGAGATTGATAACACAACACCATGGGAACAATTTGCCAATACACCGTTCGCACAACAGTTTGGAGACTGGGATGTCTCTAATACAACAGTTTTGGAGAATGAAAAGTGGGTAAATACAACAACATGGGGAAAACATAACAGGCATGGGCAAGTAACTCATAATGCAGATTTTGTCACAACCACGACATCCACTAGAGTAAATGATTTTTTGGATGTAAAATCCACATCTAATAAACAGGATTTAGGTTCTTCCTTAGTGGATTTTACTACTTCACCTTATATAAATTCTAGAGATGTCGCTATTATAGCCAATTCTCTTAGGCCTAATACTCAATTTTGGGTTTTCTTTGATAATCAGCCGGTAACTAATCATTGTTTTCCAGCAGCTCCTAATCCTCAATATTACAACATCAATACTGGTAAGATCAATATCCCAAAGGGAAATGAGAATTTAGTTTTATCCAAGGTTGGTAATAAAGGATCTATTTTAAAATCTGATGATAGAGGAAATCTCTATGTAGTTTTTAATATTCCACCTAATACATTCAAAACTGGTGAGAGAAAGATAATCATTTGTGATGTGGATAATATAAAAACGGCAAATGATGCTATAACATCATCTGCCTCATCCACATTTGTTGCCTCATCTATAGCAGTTTCCTCTAGGAAATCTTCAATAACAACCAAAGATCCAATTGTTTCCACTGGACATAGAACAGAAACAATTGTTGATGTTAATACAGAAAATAGAAACTTTATTGCTTCTGAATGGCATTATGATCCATTAGCACAATCATTTTTTGTTGATGTGAATTCCTCTGGAATTTTCGTAGATAGTATTGGAGTATTCTTTTCTAAAAAATCACCATCACTTGGCATTAGTTGTATGATTACAGAGATGATTGCAGGTGTTCCTGATGGGAACTCAATTATCGCTACATCTCATTTAAACGCATCGCAGGTTAAGGTTTCATCAAACGCATCACAGGAGACGGTCTTTAAATTCGATGAGATTCCCTACCTAACTTCTGGAAAATCATATGCATTTTTCTTAAAACCTGATGGTGATTCTCCAGACTATCTGGTATGGATGAGTGAAGTTGGTGGTGAGGATATTTTAACCAAGACGAAAATTTTCTCTAATCCTTATCTTGGTGTTGCATTCAGATCAGCCAATTCTCAAAGTTGGGATGTTTTATCAACAGAGGATATTAAATTTAATCTTTACAGGTGTAAATTTAAAACGAATTCCGCTGATTTAATCTTGGATGAGGAAAATGATATTACTTTCATTATAGATTCCATTACGTTTAAAAATGGCCATACCAGAATTTTGAACTCTGATACAGTGTTTCAGAAAGATAGTCCTGATGGTGCCTCTAAAACCAATACACCAAACCCACAGGGGTTTGTGAACATTCATGACACTGTCACTAACACTTTACATGTTCAAAATGTTGGCGGGAATTTCAAAAGAAATGGTATTATTTCTGTTCATAGACCAATGAATCCTGTAGATAGAACTCAAGCGAATGATAGTAATGAGGTAGCTGTTATTAGTTATTCTGCATCTCATAACATTGCATATTCGATTATAGTTCCACAGTTATCATATAGTACCCCATCCGGAACTAACATCAATACATCAATACGTGTTTCTGATTTTCAACAAAATCTCTCACCAAAGTATATTCCTGTAGATTCAGACAAGGAGTATGAATTTGATGATAACATGTATGTGATAGCATCAAGAAATAATAAAACCATAGATAGTAACCTGGAGGTTAAGGTCTCCATGCTATCTAACTCTGATATGATCTCTCCAATAGTAGATTTACGAAGAAAATCTGTGATTGCGATTCAAAATCTTATTAATAATGACATCAGCGGTGAGGAAGGGAGACATGGAAAATCCTTAACCAGGTATATCTCAATCCCTGTAAATTTAGCCGAAGGGCAGGATGCGGAAGATCTTCTTCTATATATTTCCGCCTATCGTCCTCCAAGAACTAATATTCATGCTTATATAAAAGCTATTGCACCAACGGATTTTGAAGATTTTTATTTGAAAAAATGGACTAAATTGTACATTTCTGAAGGAGAAAATTCCTTTTCCTCAACAATAGATAAGGAAAATTTCATTGAATTAAAATATTCTATACCAACAACAGGATCACAGGGGACTGGTTATCTTAATGGAAATGGGGTTTTTGAGTACAAAACAGTAAATAATCAGATTCATAATGGGTTTAAGAGATTTGCCATTAAATTGGTCTTTAGTAGTGAAGTTCAATTTATAGTTCCTAAAGTTTCTGATGTGAGGGCGTTATGTCTTCAGGCATAAATAAAGACAAATTCTTCGTTAGACCGCCTCATATAAAGGAGGGGGTACTTCTCAATACAGATAACGAGGCTTTACAAAGCTACAAAAAAATAAAGAATCGCTTTAATAAAATGAAACAGCTTGTGGAAGATAATGAGAAGATAAAAAAGGACATATTAGACATTAATGTCAAATTAGATACCATTTTAGAACTAATTTCCAGGAATAATTCACAATGACGATTACATTATCACAAGTTGACGTTAATAGTTTTAAATTTATTGATCTTTACAATAAAATTAATGAGATTTTACTTAAACTTCAGACTAATATTGTCACAACAGATAGTGATTCCACTCCAGGAAATGCTATTATTCTTGGTAGGTTAACTGCAGGTGAAGTATTTGAGGGCGGAAATAGGGTTGTTACTGTTGCGAGAAGAATTAACACTGGTTCTGGTTTGGTTGGTGGTGGGAATCTGTCACAAAATAGAACTATTGCACTCTCATCTGCTACTGAGGTAAGGTTAGCAAAGGCAGACACCGCACTGCAAGTATCAGATTTTAACAATAAAATTGGTTTAAAAACAAAAATATCGGTTCCAAATGATATTTCTGCGTCTGGAGAAGCAAATTCTCAAACTTTTTTGAATGGGGCTGGATCCTGGGTTAAATTGAATCCTGGTGTTGGTGATATGCTCTCTTTTACTTATGATCCAGAGAAAAAACAAGCTAATGCTTTTGATATGGCATTTATGAAGGAGGGAACGAATGCCAAAATCATGACTCCATTTGAAAGAGCAGAAATAATTAGCCTTCGTGGACATGTTAATAATTTTTTGAATAATAGATTTCCAGCAATTGAGAATTCCTTTGTCAAAAGAGATGGCTCCGTCCCATTTACTGGGAGGGTGAATATTAATTCTGGTGGAATTGGTATTTCTGGTAATGTTAATATTGGTAATTATCCTGTAACCATTGCCGGAAAAACTAAAATTAACAATGAGGTTGAGGCAAATAGTATTAAAACGACAAATACTTTATCCACTATATTGAAATCAAATAAGATAGAATTAGCTGGGGCAACAACATCTGATCCGACAATTGGGTTAATTTCCAATAAAGATTTAGTGACAGTTAGCAATGTCATAGCGAAGCATGGTAGGTTTGAAAATCAAGAAACCCATAATGAATTTTATAACTCTAATGGAGAGTGGTTGGACAATAACGCTGGTATCTTTATATCAGATAACAAAGGTGTATCTGCAAGAATAGGTGTTGCCAGATGGTCGACTAATGGATTGGTTAGTGGCCTATCATCTACTTCTAGTATAGTATTAAAAGCTCATAGGACTGGACCAACAGATGTCTCTGTTGAGAGTAGTGGTAATGTCTGGGTAAGGGGTGGTATTAATACAAATTCCCTCTGGTCAAGAAATGATGTGACAGGGTTTTCTGATATTTCAATCAAAGATGATTTAAAGGTTATTGAAAATCCCTTAAAAAAACTAAAAAAAATTTCTGGCTATACCTTCACTAGGAAAGATATGGATGATAAAAATAAAAGGTTTGCTGGTTTAATCGCACAAGAAGTTGAAAAAATCCTTCCAGAAGTTGTCTCTGAGCATGATGGTATAAAGGGCATCTCCTATGGAAACGTAGTATCTTTATTGGTGGAGGCCATCAAAGAACTTACAAAAAAAGTGGAAAATTTAGAAAAGAAAAGCAGTTAAATGGCGATACCAAGTACTGGACCATTTTCACTATACACAATAAAAGTTGAGTTTGATAAACCAAACTGGAATAAATTAACTCAATATTACGGAATAGTAGCTGGAATACCAGTTTCTGGAAAGATAAGTTTCTCTGATTTTAGAGGAAAAAGAAATGAGGTTGTGCGAAGTATAACTACTGGAGTACATAAGAGTTTTGATATTAGGCCTCTTTTTACTACCGCTGAATGGAATAGTTCAGCGGTTAAGGTTGTGAATATACCATCTGGGACTCTAATAGGAGGAAATGTAGATCAGCCAGCTTTAACCATAGTAAATAACCTTACTCCACCAGGATGTAAAATAAAGATCGTTAATTATGGTCAGATAGTTGGCCATTTCGGTGTTGGAGGAAAAGGTGGAGATGGTGGTGGTGGAACTCTTATATCTATGGGGTCTCCAGGTCTTTCTGGTATGAAAGGGGGGGATGCTGTTAGAGTTTTTTTCATGTCAGGTGCTAATATTCAGGTTGTTTTTGAAAATAGGGGCTTAGTTGCTGGAGGCGGAGGCGGAGGCGGAGGCGGAGGTGGCGGAGGTTCAGGAGGGACTGGAGGCGGAGGCGGAGGAGGCGTAGGTGCTATGTTTGATGGAAAAAATGGTAATGCTTATCCTTCTAGTATATTTAATGGGGGTACAGGTGGAGGTGGTGCAAATGCTTTTCATCCAAATGGAGGTAGTGCCCCAGGTGGTCATGAGAATGGTAGAGAGGGGGGTTTTGGTGGAGTTGGTGGTTCATTAGGAAGCAGAGGAATTGGAGGCGGAGGCGGCGGTAATCATATTAATCTGTATTGGCCTTATAGTGGAGGTGTGTTGGCAGGTAATGGTACTAATGGTCAAAATGGGACACCTGCACAAGGTGGTGGATGGCCTGGTGGAAGATGGGTTGGAAATTTCAAAAATGGTTGCGGAGGCGGCGGAGGAGGCGGCGGAGGAGGAGGCGGAGGAGGCGGAGGAGGAGGCGGCGGCTCTTCTGGTTTAGGGTTTGATCCAGTTTATAATATCATTAGGATGGAAAGGCTTAATGGTATTGATAAAAGGACTGGTGGTAATGGTGGAGTTGGTGGATATGGTGCGTCAAGTGGCTTTAGGAGATATTCCACTGGGTCTAACAGAAGTCCTGGAGGAAATTATGATAATGGAACTCCTAATACCCCACCTAATGGCAATACAGGTATAATGCAGTTATGGTATGGGACTAGAACTGGTTCTGGTGGTTCTGGTGGTTATGGAGGAAGAGGTGGAGATGGTGGCATTGGTGGCACTGGAGGGTTATTAGGGGCTAGTGGCACTAATGGTGGTGCCGGAGGGACCGGATGGAGTGGCAGTAATGGTGGCACTGGAGGCGGAAAAGGTGATGGATGGGGAGGTGACCCATCAAACGCAACACCTGGTGGCGTTGGGGCTAATGGTGGTGCTGGGGGTGCCGCAGGAAAGGCTTTTATGCACTATGGAAAGGGACTTGGTTGTATATTTACACTAAATAACATAGGTGGAACTATTTATGGTGATAACAGTGCTTAATAGGATTTATAATGACAATTAATTTAAATCAGCTTTTATTAAACAGAACATGGAAAGACCTATTAGATAGGGTTAACACTATTTCTAGCCATTTTTCAACTTCAGTTGTGACTCTTGGTACTGATAACGTAGGTAATCTTCTTATCACTGGTGGAATATATGCTGGTCAAGGGAATTTTTCCTCTTCTCTTTTTAGTGATCAGAATATAGAATCAAAGTCATTACTCAAGGGTAAAGACTTAGAGATTACTAATTCTGGTAATATTAACAAAGACTTAGATGTAAATGGGAATCTAGACGTTGGGGAGACAACAAATACAAAGAATTTACATGTTTCTCAAAATCTTTCATCGAATCAGTTAGCCACAGTAAAGCTTACTGTACTACAGCAGGTGGAAAATTTAAGTGTTAAAGACCTAAATGTAGAAAAAATAAATCTTCCCAGTCTGTCTGTGTCTAAGTTAGATGTTTTAAATACAGCAGTTATTGAGGATTTAAAAACTAATATAGCTAATGTCAATTCCATTTCTGCCACTACCATTAATATGAATGGACAACCATTAGGAAACATTGCCTATCGGAATAAAATTTACCCAGCAGATCTTGATGTGTCTTCATTAGTAATAGTTCCTGTTGGTAGTATATTGATTTTTGCTGGACAGGGAATCCCATCAGGATATTTAGAATGCAATGGACAGACTGTTTTAAGGAATAATTTCTCTCTATTATATGATTGGGTACAGAACCAATCTTTAAATATTGCTACCAGTGAGAGTGACTGGCAGGCCAATAAAAGTAAATTTGCCATCTCTTCAACAGCTTTAAGAGTACCAGACTTGAGTGGGTATAGTCCCTTCAATATTGGAATGTTTAGAGCAGGGATAAAGGCATCATAAGATAATTTTTCATAATGATAAATATTATTATGAAAAAAAGAAATAAATTTAACGGAAAACTTGTATTAGGCGAGGTAAATGGGATTTGGGAACTCCAATCTGATCTTATATATCAGATTGAATATTTCCATATCATAATTCCTGCTGGTTTTAAGACAGATGGCACCACTTTACCCCCTCCTTTAAGATGTATATTATCAGTATGGGGAAAGCATGGAAAATCTGCTGTCCTACATGATTATCTATATCATAGGTTGTTGGTAAACACCCCACATCCGTTAGCACCAGATAGAAAAACTGCTGATAGAATTTTTAGAGAATCCATGATTCCTCTGGGGATAAGTTTACCAATGAGATATCTAATGTGGGGGATGGTAAGAATATTTGGTGGATTTATTCATAAATCTAGAAACGAGAGAGATATTATCTAATGGCGGAAGATATTGTTAATCAGTATAAGCAATTGGATAGCGTCTATAAGAATTTTGATAGTGAAATCGAAATTCAATTGGATTCGGATATATGGGACTACTATGATTTAGATCATGTAATGGATGTTATCGTTAAGTTTACCGATGATATATCAAATAATAGTGATTTATTTATAGTGAAGTTATCGGATGGTAGTATTACTCTGGATGAAAAAAATTTTATTTTAAAAATTTTTGTCGAAAAAGATACAACAAAAAAATGGACTAGCTGTAGAATAAAATTTGACATTCTTTTATTAGACAAAACAAACAAAAAAATAATTTTTCCTGGAATTTTTTATTTTAATTTACAAGAGAGAATCACAAATAATGTATAAAAATCGTATCAGGTATAATCTAAAAGATGTTGTGGTAAAAACTCAAGTAGATTCAAACTTGATGAAAAAATCGGTTTATGATCCAGATAATATTGAAAAAAATGTTTTCAATATGGATAATATGATTGAGGGTCAAAAAAACCTAATTTTCACAGAGAATGAGAGAGAGAAATTAAAAAATATCACAATGATTCCTGGTCCTCAAGGTGAAAAGGGAGAAAAAGGAGAAAAAGGAGAAAAGGGTGAAAAGGGAGATACCGGTGAAAAGGGAGAAAAGGGAGATAAGGGTGAAAAGGGAGAAAAGGGAGATACCGGTGAAAAGGGAGAAAAGGGAGATAAGGGAGATACCGGTGAAAAGGGAGATACCGGTGAAAAGGGAGAAAAGGGAGAAAAGGGAGAAAAGGGAGATACCGGTGAAAAGGGAGAAAAGGGAGATAAGGGAGATACCGGTGAAAAGGGTGATACCGGTGAAAAGGGAGAAAAGGGAGAAAAGGGAGAAAAGGGAGATAAGGGAGATAAGGGAGATATAAGTATTGTTGTTGGCCCTCGTGGTCTTCAA